CATACACGTCCCTTGACTTTAGGAAACTCCTGTTGCACGGCATACATACAGACACCGCCAAAGGCATTCAGATAAAATGTATTGTCCGTGATCTCGGCATAGCCATTTTTTTCGTAGGTATTCCAGTGGATACAGGCGCCTCCCTTGACTTGTGTGAAAAAGTTATGTTTGATGTACATATTATGCACACTGTATGGCAGGATCGCAGCTCCCGAAACATCCTGCGGTCTACCGTTATTTACACACGGGTTATACCAGATATTCTGGAATATACATCCTTCGATCCAAATGTTTTCGCACCAGATCTTGTTCCCGGCAGCATCTACACGCTCTCGCAACCGGATACCGAATGTCCATATTGTCTGGTCACCGTTGTTGTTAATGCCGTCCCAGACGCAATTTTCAAACCGGATATTTTTGCATCCCTTCACGTCGAACGCTTGCCCTTTCCAGAAGATCACGTTCTTTACCGTCACGTTCTCCACGTTTTCCATAACGATGGAAAGATATTTGTATCTTCTGTTTCCACCATCGATCACGCAGTTGCTGTGCGTAAATGCTCTGTTCAGTGCATCCGTGTCATCCGTGATGCCGTCTCCGGCAGCGTCCTCCAGTCCTATCGTCACGCTTCCTGCAACACCAGTCGTTCCAAGCTTGGCTATTTTGAGGTACGCATTTTGAAATTCCGCCCATACTGACTTGTTCTGGATCGCGTTCTCCGAATACCGGCTCAGACTCTGGTCAACCTTTGTTGCAGCACCCACTTTTTCTATCTTTTGATAAGCTTTCTGAAACTCCTCCCACACAGCCCCGTTTTGGATCGCATTGGTCGAGTTCTGCTTCAGGCTCGGGTCAACATCCTTCGTGTTGGCAAACAGGTAGGCAATGGCTTCCCTCACGTCTTTTCCGTAGATGGCGTGCCGTACCTGTTCCAGTGCCTGCTCGTAGGTCATTACAGCATCCCTCCCCGGTATTCAACGGTGTAGTACCCTGTGCCTGAAAAGTTGAAGATATAAGTGGTGTACTCCACCCGTATCACTGTTTTCTGTGGGGCGGACAGGCTTGCACTATATACTGTTGTAAATGAATTGTCACCCATTTGCTTGAATGCATCTACCTTCAGCGTTCCGCTAACAATACTGATCTCCGCCCGGTTTGCCTGTTCGGTTCCGGGCACGATCAGCTGTGCAAAGCCGTTCACATAGGTGTTCACATACTCCCGAATGATGTCCATGTCAAAGTTGAAGTTATCCCATAGCCATGGCTCTACCGAGGAATACCGTTCCTTCTTGTACGGGTTTAGCCGGTACTTCAGCGCAATGGTCGAGTGTCCCTTGTCGCTCTTCCACTTGTCCACCCAGACGGCGCCATAATAGAAATGCGAGCGGTCATCGTCCAAAATCACCATGTGGCGCTTTCCACCCAAAGCATTTTGAATCGTGGTGTATGCCGTGTTCCAGTCCCAGTAGTCGTTTTCCACGTAGAATTCCAGCGTGCCCTCCCGGTCATTGTATACCGGGCGCTGTGCCACTGCTTGCGAGAGATCCCAGCTTCCGTCCATTCCCGCCACGGTCACAAGGTTCGTCCGTTCGGTCGGCGGGTTGATCACGGGTCGGCTTACCGGGATCAGGTGCCAGTGCTTCCAGCTGTGGTAGTGGCCTATGGTCACGCCATGCTCTTCATTGTACATTTCAGGTCTCACCCCTTTCCATTTTGAATTTTACCGGTTGATATAGCTCACTACGCTGCGCAGCGTTTCCACTGCCCGCTTTGCCGCACCGGTACCGGTCGCCTGCTGGCTGCTCAATGTCTCGCTTGCGCCGCCAAAGGTAAACTTTTTCTCGTCCAGCTTTTCCAGCGGGATCGAAAGCTTCGTGCACAGCGCCAATTGGTTCAGCCCGTGCGGCCACGACAGGATCTGCGCCCGCTTCATAAAGCCCAGCCGATCCACGTCAACACCCGCGTCCCGCAGGTCCAGCGCACTGATCTCAAAGCTGTAATCCATTTTGAGTTTCAGCTCATCCAGCTTTTCCTTGGCAGCCTTCATCAGGCTTTCCTTTGTCGAGGCTGTGCCGTCCGCCACATAGCACCGTTCGATCGATCCATAAATCACTACAGACTCTGAATCCTCCACCGTCACAGAGATCTTATTCGTGTGCGCAAAGATCCACCAGCCTTTTGTCTCGTACCCGTAATACGTCACCCGGTTCACAATGTCGTAAGCCTTTACGTAATAGTCCAGATCCAGCAGGTTTTTGCCAAACTCGATGCTCTGTGACGTGCATCCCAGTTCATTCTCACTCCAAAAATAGTCCAGATAACGGTCGTAGTGTCCGTCCAGTTCGTTCGGCAGCTTGCGGATGCGTAGTATTCCTCCTACGTTTCCCAGTAAAAGGCTGTTCAGTGCTTCCCAAACCGTGGTGTACTGCGTGCCGTATTTCCTCAGGTCTATCTTTATGTTCTTGAAATTTTCTGAGATCTTTCCCTGCATAAAAAGCTTCCATCCCGACACGGATGTAGCAATGGCAGCTTCCATGATCGCCACAAACAGCGCATAGGCGGTGTATTCCTGCGCCTCCAGCACAAGGCTGATGTCCTGCAGAAATCCAAGCTCTCCCTCGCAGTACACCTTCTTTTCCATCTGGAAATTTTTGTTGATCTCGGTCACGTACCCCATCCAGATCTCAACGCCGTCTTCCTCCACGCTCACTACTGTGCGCCGCGGGATCAGGCTGTTGTAAAAACAGCTTGATACGGGCATTGTGAACTCAAAAGACCCAAACTTATTTTTCTCCATTTCAAGCTGCGGGTCTATGATGATGTTATCCCGTTCGTCGTCCACACAAGTCGGGTCGTAGATACAGTAGCGGGTATCCCATTTGTACGAGTTCAGTCCGCGCACACCGTTGGATGTTTCTATGCCGTATGCCAGCGTACCTGCATATACACGGTAGCCTTTCTGGTAGCTTTTGTAAAAGGTCTGTGTCCACTCGGCAGCCTTGGTGCCGTCATATACCGTTATTTTGACAGTATGGTATTTTTCTGCCGCCAACTGACCGAACACCCGCTCGTCCAGTGTATAGAGTATCTGCTGCCCGTTCTGCGCAGTAAATTGCTTCAGCTGTATCCCATCTACGTATTCGGTCACCGTCATCACATCGGCGTCCTCATCGTATACGGTATACAGTATGTCAAATCTTCTGCTGTAGGAGCCCATGTTCTCCTGGTCCGGGAGCCAGCAACTGATTTTCGGCGGGTGGTTTTCTCTAAGGCTTCCTCCACCGCCTGTGCTTCCTCCACCGCCTGTGCTTCCTCCACCGCCTGTGCTTCCTCCACCGCCTCCGGTGCCGTCATCCACACGCATTGTTCCCGGCACCGTTAAACATGGACGAATCGTTGCCGTACCATCATATTCGGCGTCAGGGAAGCCGCTTTCCTCAATCTCCCAGCCTTCTATGTCTTTATTTTCGGACCATGAGTGTTTACGATACTTCTTATACAGCGCTACTCGTGTGAAATACCAGTTCACCATGTCGTCGCCGTCTTCCTTGTTGGAATTCGGGTAAACGCTTCTGGTCCACCATGGGCTGCCTTCACCGCTTTCCAGCACACGGAGCACGGCGTCATCCAGCTTTGTGCTGCCATCTTGATACTGTTTATCACTGCTCAGTTCAGCGGCAGAAAGCAGAAATACACTTCCCTCTGTCTGTTCACTGACATGGGTATAGGCAGGGTCATTAAAATAATACTTTGTTTTACCGATATTTCTGCGGATCTCCTCGTCCAGCCGTGCCGCATAGGTCTGCTCCAGCCAGGTTTTCAGGTCAGATCTGTTATCCCAGCGCAAGTCCGTAGTGCTGTCCACAGATCCCCATCTATGCTTGTCAGCCAGCGAGGTCTTTCTCACCAGCAGGGTTCGTCCTGCTCCGTTCAGTCCGCTCTCGTAATCGTGGCGGGCAATAACAAACTCTGCTGCCACACCGTTTTCATTCAGCGTGATCACGCTGCCCAGTGCCATGGAAGAAAGCGCTACACTTGCCATTGCTGCACCTCCTTATCTTCTCCGTTCGGCCCGCACGCCAAGCTGGCTGTCAATGTAGCCAACCGTCTTCCGGCCGTCCATTACTACCTTCATCCCGCGGATGCTCTCGCCCACAGCGTCCATATGGTCGCCAAGGCGGCTCACGGCATTCAGCAGCTCTGCATCCCGTCCGGTTTGTGTGTCTGCACCGTTTCCATTTTGATTTCCGTATGCGCGGTCTGCGTCCTTCGCAAGCCGCGCGGTCAAGTTGCTGTCCAGCTCCATGGGCTTTTCCCCGGCAAATGCGCTGTTCACGTCCTCTGCGCTGTCCCATACCTCGGTCATATCTACCACCGGCCGGATGGTCGGGGTGTAATCCCAGTCCTCGTTCAGCGCGTCCTCCATGCTCTGCGCAGCCGAAGCGGCAATGTCCACGGCGTTCTGGGTCATGGCAGTCACAGCATCGTCTACCTTGTCCTTCTTGGCGTTGATGCCCCATGCAAAGTTGATGTCAAGGTCCGCGCCGCTGTCCTTTTCCTTCTCTGCCAGCTCCTTGTCCACTTTGTCCACGCCGTTATGCTTGTTTACCAGCGCTGCAATGCCGCCCAGCAGAGCAACGATCGCCACAGCTGCCAGAATAAACGGCCAGAACTCTGCCACAAAGCCCGCAACAGCAGTGCCTACGCTGCCAATACCGCCCGCAACTGCTTCCAGCACAGCAACCAGTCCGCCGCCTTCTGTTGCCACGGTCGCCATTTCGCCGCCCATCTCACCCATAGCCTGACCGATCTGCGCTCCCTTGGCTGCCTTGCCCACATTGCTGAACAGTTCTGTGATCTTTGGCAATACCGTCGTCATCAGGTCTTGGCCCATTTTCGTATTCAGGAAATCGATCATAAAGTTCAGGCCGCTCGCCAGTGCGTTTGCCCAGTCACCCTGCATCATGGCTACAATGGTGGAAACGAACTCCGTTCCCACCTCTATGCCGGTCTCGCTGAAGGCGAACTTAAAGGCATCCGTCAGCTTGTTCTTCAGTTCCGGGTTATTCGCAAAAGCTTTGTCCATGGCGGTATTAAAGCCTTCCTTGATCGGCGTCCAGTTCTTCTGGATAGCCTTCGCCAGCTTCAGGGTCACCTGTTTGCCGGTATCTCCAAGGTTCAGTGCGTCCGCAAGGTTCTCCGCAAAGCCAAGGAAGGCCGTCTGCGATTCCAGCTTGTCCTGTTCGTACTGCTTGCGGTCTGCTTCTGAAATATCCTTTCTGTCCAGCTTCTTCTGGATCTCCTCGGTCTGCTGCATCTGGTAGTTCAGGTTCTTCACAGCATCCACTGCAGCAAGGATCGAAGCCGTCGTGCCCTGATACCGCGCCTTCCGTGCCTGCTCGCTGTCCTTGCCGTAAGTTTCCACGGCCTCCCGGTAGGCATCCGCGCGAGCACTCAGGTCGCCGTCGTCGTACACCTTCTGCAGCATCTCCATCTGGCTGGAAGCACGCTTTTGTGCCGTTTCGATCTGGCTGATGCGCTCCTCGATCTCTGCCAGCTGCTGCTTTGCGATCTTGTTTTCCAGTTCTACCCGTTCGGTCTGCGCATCCAGCAGTTCGTTGTACGCCTGAATGGTCAGCTGGTTGTCCTCACCAAGTTTTTCTTTCAGTACGTCATACTGCTCTTGCGCATTGGCTTCCTGCTTCTGCCGTACAGCAAGTTCCTCGGTCATGTACTCGGTCTCACGCCGGATCTTGTCCATCTGGGTCGCGCTGTTTTCATTTTCTGCGCTCCACAGGTTGTACTGCTTCTCCAGCGTGTCGAGGTTTGTGTCATACCGCTTCGCCACTTCCTCAAACAGGTCGGTGTACTGCTTGGCCTTCAGTTCCGCAAGGCTGGTCTTTTCCTCCAGCAACTCGTTGTAGGCGCTCTTTGTCTCGGCCTTCTCTGCACCCCATTTTGAATACAGCGCATCATACTTTGCCTGTGCAATGCTCACCCGCTCGGTCTGCGCTTTAATGGCGTCCGCCGCGTGGGCAGCTTTCTTGGCCATCAGATCATCCTCGCTGGCGCTGTACTGGTTTTCGGCCTGCCACAGTTCGTATTCCTGGTCGATGGTGCTCTGTAAGGTCTTGTTGGCCTCCAGCCGGGTCTTGTACTTCTCCTCAATTTGCTCTGCAAGGGTCTTTTTGCTGCCGGAGGATTTGCCTTTTCCCTTGCCGCTAGTCAGGGTGGATGCCGCATCCGATGCCGCATCTTTTGCCTGCTCTGCAATATCGCCAAGCAGGTCTTTCCAGCTTTCTCCTCCGCTGTCCGTCTTGCCATTCTTGGTGGTCGGCACAGTCGTTTTCTTCTTGTCGGGGTTCGTCAGCATATCACCAACGGATTTCAGCCCGGACACTTTGTCCGCTGCACCGCTTACCACGGCAGTGATCCCGCTCGTATTGATACCGACGCCACTCAGAAAATCTTTGAGACCCTTCGGCAGAATCGATAAGAATCCGTTCACAAACCGGCTTGCTGCGCTCTCGCCGCCTTCCTCTGCGGTGTCACCGGCTTCATCCATGGTATTTTGAACAGCCGTGGTAGTATCGTCTGTCAGCTGCTCTTCTTTTCCCTCCAGTGCGTTCCCGGCCTCGTCCAACACCTCGGTGCTCGCTGCTCCCGTTGTTGCACAGGTCCGCATAACCGCCGCCGTACCGCTCAGCTTTCCGGTCGTCCGCGCTGCAGCGCCGCCAAGGTCATTCACAGCCCCTGCCGTCTGTTCCGTAGCGGTCTTGCCGTCCAGCATCGCCTTGGCCTGCTCTGTGGTCATGGTATACACCCTGCCGCTGTCATCCGCCACTTGGATCATACCGTCAGCCAGTTCGCCGCTGCTCTTGGCACTCACCGCCATTGCCGTTGCGCTCTTTTCCATGTTCGTGGCCGAAACCCCGGCAGCATTAGCGGCGTTTTCGCTATTCACAGCCGTCTTTGCAGCGTCATCCACGATCTTTGCAGGATGGATCTTGTCCTCTAGCTTGTTACCCAATTTATCAAGGCTCGTGTCGAACGGCAAAAGGAACGGGTCTGTAATGCCGTTAAGTAGTCCGCCGAACAAACGTTCTTTGTTCGTAAAGGTGTCCACCCAACCGGAAAGGTCAAAAGGATTCCACATCTTGCTTACTTCGCTGCCCTTTTCGCCAATCCACGCTTTCAGCTTTTCCCAACCCCAGTTCAGAACCTCGAATACCGTATCGATCACAATGATAACAAGGCTTGCGGCAGCTTCGGCAAGAACCTCTCTATTGTTGATGATCGTATTGCAAATCGTTTTTACAATAATATCCAGTGCAGCCGCAATGTCATCACCTGCGCCAATGATTGCCTTACAGATCGGCCCGGAAAGCAAGCCAATTACACCCAACATGAGCGCCGCAATAGAGAACTTCATCAGTGCCCCTGCAAAGTCTTTAAAGGCATTGCCAAGTACCTTCAGCCCTACGGCGATCGGTGGGTTTGCGCCAACGATGCCCAATGTGATCATCACGCCTGCCATCGCCCAGATACCTGCGATTGCCTGATCCAGTGTCAGACTTGCCAGCCCCTTGAACGCCGGTGTCAGCAGATACAGCGCCCCTGCCAGCATCAGACAGGAAGCGGCAAGCCCGGTGATATTTGCGGTAACCATGCTCAGCCCGGCACAGCCAACAACAAGAATAGCCATTGCCCCGGCAAGCCCCAGCAGCGCGTTCATGATAAATGTGGGGTCTGTGTCCGCCAGCATTTTGATCGCATATGCCATCTCCACCAGCGCAAAACCCATCGCCGCCAATGCCGCAGCCGCGCCCATGCTCTCCATGGCATTCTTGCCCAGAATATAGATCGCACCGGCCATCAGCGTCAGCCCTATGGCCACGCCCGCAAAACCTGCACCGCTCTCATCCGAGCCCATGGCGTCACTCATGCGTTTTACCGCTTCCGCCAGTATTACAAGCGATGCACTCGCGATCACCATGCTCGTTGCCATCTTGCGCATCCGCAGCGGGTTCACCTTTGTCTTGGAAAGCACTGCCAGCCCCGCCATAACACCAGCCAGCAGTCCTGTTATTACAACTGCACCAGTCAGTCCCTTCTTCAGATTCTCCCCGGTGGATGCCAGTATTGCCACCGCGCCTGCCGCCATTAAAAAGGTCGCCCCAAGTGCATTCAGGGTAATCAGCAGTCCGCCAAGCTTCACAAGATATTGGGCAATCTTATCCAGCGTGCTCACCTTCGCCTGCCCGGCCAGTTTCTTTGCAAAGCCGGATGCTACCATCAAAATGCTGATCGCGACAGCTACGCCGTTAATCGCTTTCACTGCGCCGTCGATATCCAGTCCATTCTTCTTGGCCTTCGCCAGCGGGATCAGCACCAGTGTAATTGCATCGATCGCGGCAGCTGCGGCAATAAAGCTGCCTGCGCCCTTCATGCTGCCAAGGCGGTTATTAAACAGGCTCAGCAGTCCCACCATGCCGGTCAGCACCGCCGCCACATGTCCAATGGCCTCCGTTCCGTTCTTTACCTGATCGGCATCCATACTGCCCATTTTGATCATCGCCGCGCTGAGCACTGTCATGCCAAGGCTCACAGCCGCAATGGTTCCTACCAGCTTTGCCGTGTTCAGTCCGGTCAGGTCAGTAGCGGCCAGTGCCTTCAATGCAACGATAAAGCCGAACAATACCGCCATCGCACTGAATAGCGCTTGTACCACTTTGTCCGGGTCGTCTATCCGGCTCAGCAGATAAATGCTTCCGCTGATCAGTGCTACCGCTGTCGCAATGGCTTTTGCCGCTGTGGCAAGATTGTTGGTCGTATGTGCCTTAGTCCAAGTATTTACAGCCGACGTCAGACTGTTAAAAAAGTCCGAAATCGGGTTGGCAAAGGTCTTCTTCAGGTTGTCACTCGCCTTCTTCAGCAGCACTGTTGCACCGTAGATGGCTGCAGCCAGCGCGCCAACAGCAATAATGGAGAACAGCCGGTACAGATCAATGCCGTCCTCCAGATGGAAAAACGCCTGTACCGCTGTCAGTGCCGTCTTACTGGCATCTGCCACGTTATAAAACGCCGTCTGTATGCACCCTGCAAACCACAGCATCGCCGCGCCCGCTTTCTCCGGCAGGCTCACCACGGTGTCCCGTACCTGTTCCAGCGTTTCAAGGTGCTTGTCCTTAAAGTCGCCTACACTCTTGCCCGCATCCTGAAATGCGCCGAATGTCTTGCCGATCAGCGCCCCCACGCCGTCAAAGGCCGCAAAGAACACCCCACCCAGCAGCTTCACCGCGCTGCCCAGCGCTCCGCTGATGCTGACGCCCTTCAGCCCAAAGTTCTGGAATACGGCGCTCACAGCGTTCACAATGCCGCCAAAGGTCTTGAACTGTCCCTTTGCCTCTTCCACTGTGCCGCCGTGGATCAGCGTCTGCAGCAGCCCGAAAATATCCTTCACCGGCTGCAAAAGTGTGTCAAAAGCCACCGCCAGCGCGTTGATCACGTCATCAATGCTCTCGGCATTGTCAAGGCTCTCGTTCAGGGTGGTAAAAATATCACCAAAGGCTGCCCCTGCCCGCAGCAGCAGATCACCCAGCGGCTCCAGTGCATTCATCAGCTTGCCGATCACCGCCAAAGCAATACGCCCTGTCACCCGGATAGCCTTTCCGCCCACGCTCAGCACGCTGAACAGCCCCTTGAACAGCTTCGTCAGGCTCTCCATAACGCCTTCGTTCAGCACCAACTTGCTGGTCAGGTTGTCAAACCCTTTCAGCAAACTGTACAGCGGGCCGCCGTCCGTATGGAACACTTCGTCAAATCCGTCCCGGATAGGCCCCAGCACACTGTTGATGCCCTTCAGGATGTTCAGGATGCCATTGAAAAAGTGCTCCCTGCCGCTCATCTCGCCCATCTTGGCGGCATAGCTGTCAAGGCTCACTTCGCCATTTTGAATCGCTTCTGCCATTTTACGGTAGGCTTCGATCGTCTTGTTCAGGGTCTCCCGGCTCACGCCCTGCGCTGCCAGTGCCGCGTCACTCATCTTCGCCGCTTCTTCGTATCCGGCAAGGCTCGCCTGCACCCGCTCGTACAAGTCGTCCGCGGTCACTCCCGCATTCTCCAGCGCCTTCTGAAAGCTGCCTGCATCCTCAATCTGTTGCTCTGTCAGCTTGCCGCTTGCAATCAGGCTGCGCCGCAGCTGGTTCGTAAACGCGTCGCCCACGTTTCCCAGCGCCGTATCGTCCAGCAGCTGGTCCATGCCGCCATTAAAGGCCTTCTTCAGCCAGCTGTTTCGTCCGCCCATGCCGCCTGCAAAAATATCCCAGAACTGCTCTGCCAGGTCACTCCAGAAGGTCTTTGCCTCCTCGTAGTTGCCAAACAGGATATCAAAGGTCTGCATCCAGCCGCTGCTTACCGCGTCCTTCGTGGCATCTACCGCTTCGGAAAAGCTCTTTGCCTCCTGTGCCGCTTTAAAAGCCTTCACAGTCACTTCGTCGTACTGGTCAGCAAGCGCTTCAATGGCATTCGCAGCCTGATAATTGTATTTCTCCGGGTGCGCCTTCATTTCGGCGTTTACCGCCTCGGCAAACTCGGCATACTTGCCAAAGGCTTTTTCCATCACCTCGCGGTCGGCCCACTTCTTCTGCAGCGTACTGCCAAAGGTACCGGTGGTCACTTCGCCTTCCTTCAGCTTGCCCAGCTCTACTGCAGTGTCGATGATCAGCTGCTTCAGCTGCTGGCTGCCGGCACCCGCCTGCTCCACGCTCTTCCAGTCGATCAGCTGGATGGCACCAGTGCCGTAGCTCTGCGCCAGGTTATACACCACTCGCTGGAACTCCGCAGCACCTTTGCCTGCATAGGCGGTAGCGTTTGCCATGCCCATGATCATGGGGATCATCTTTTCAATGTCGCCGCCCGCTGCGGTCAGGGTGGAAAGAGCGCTGGTCATGTCCGTAAAGCCGTAGCTGGTCTCGTCCGAAAACCACATCAGCTTACTAAGGTAGCTGTTCACCTTGGTAATGCTCTTGCCGGTCGCGTTCATGATGGTCTGTACGCTGGCGGTCTTCTGGGCATACTTATTCCAACCGCTCATCACCTGATCGATGGAAAGGCTCTTCACCAGTTTTTCCCCAGTATCGATGGCCTTGTTTGTGATGCGTACCATCGCTGTGATACCCACCACTTCCAGCGCGGAGAATCTCTCTTGCAGTTTGCCCACCGCGCCCTGCATCTTGTCAAAGTCCACCTTTTCGCTGGCTTTCTCCACCTCGGCAAAGCCCTTTTCCGCGCCCTCAAATTTCAGGCTCTCATTCAGCGCGTTCAGGCTGTTGATGCTCTGCTGGACATTCTTTTCAAACTTCGCATTGTCAAACCGCATCTCTACAACGCGCTGATCAACTTCCTGGCTCATAAGCTTGTTACCTCCTTCCACATTTCTTCCGCGATCCCGTCAAAGATCGGCTTCATTGCCGGGTTAATGTAGTCCGTTCCCTGCACATAGCCACCGTTCCGGGTGCCGTGTCCGTACTGCAGGATCACCGCAATGGGCACGCCGTCCACAATGTTCGCGTTTTTCCAGCAAAGGGTGGCACCCCGGTCATCCATTTTGATTTCGTAGCTCCAGCTCGCCGCCGTCTTTCCCGTCGCCTTTGGTGTAGCGGCCGCCAGTGCCTCCACGCCCTTCTGCCCGTATTTCTCCAGAATGCCGCGTACGCTTCTTGTTTTCAGATGGGTAAAAAACATCAGTGTGCGCTTAAAATCGCCGCGCTGCCGCATCTTGATCACTCTGCTCATGTTTTCACCCCTTCGTGTGGTACTTTGCTCTGCGGGCGTTGTTCAGCGCATCCCGCTGCATCATCTCTTCCCGCTTTGTCATCTTCTGCTTCGGGCTGTTTTCCTCACCGCATACCCGCAAAAGGGTCAAAAGCCGGTTCAAATGCCATTTTTCACAGCTGAACGGGATGCCGTAGCTTGCCATTGCGCAGTAGAACAGCTCTGCGGTCTGCACCCGTCCGCGTCCTCGCCCCTTCTTTTTATCGTTGAACCAGGAAGCGGTCATCGGGTCTTCCATATATGTTTTAATGTCAGCCATGTTCTGCCGTGTCAGCCGGGTGTATACCTTCGGGTCTACTCCTTGGGTCACGGTCATGCACCGGATGTAATCCAGCATCTCCTCCCGTGTTTTCGGCTTTCTCGTGTCCAGCCATGGCTTGTGCCATTTGCTTTCCCATTTGGACAGGGAGAGCAAGCTGTGCTCCAGCCGCAGCAGGGTCGGCTTTTCGTATACGAACTCGTTTGTCCGCTCATCCCAGTCCTCTCTGCCCGGTACTATGATCTCCAGCATTCTTCTGCCCTCCCTGTATGTTTCAAATGCGTTCGTCTTGTAACGAAAAATAAAAGGCTACCCGTTTTTTACGCGGATAGCCTTTCTTTAAAAAGCTCCCTCTGGTGGGGAGCAGCGTTCTAGCACCGCCGCATCTTTCTTTGATGGGGCGGACTGTTGACGCTAAGGGAGAAAACTCCCTTGATCATCAGCCCAGCGTCAGTGCGGGGGCTGCGTTAGCGGTTGCTGCCATCTGCATGGCGGGGTTTGCCTTGGGCTGTACCTGCGGGATCACACCGTTCACAAAGTCTGCGGCGGCGTTCTCATCGGTAAACAGCTTCATGTACAGCTCGTCGTACACCGGGCTTGCCTCAAACTCGGCGCGGATCTCGTCGTTCTTCATGAACAGGCGGCCGTCCGGGCTCTTCTTGCCGTAGCTCTTCAGCAGGATCTCCTTGAATAGCTTCTCCAGCTCCGACTGGCTCTTGGCCTTGATGATGCTGTTGATCTTCTCGTCCATGCCGCCTTCGGTGGTCAGATGCATCTCCATCAGCTCACTGCGGGTCAGGTTGAAGTAAAAGTCCTCGGTGCGCTCCACGCCATTGTAGTCGGTGTAGGTAACAGTTTTCTTCAGCATAATAGATCTCTCCTTTTTATTTTGAATTTATCGGTCAGGCCGCCTGCAGCAGAGTAATGAGCTCGTCCGGGGTGGGCAGAGTGGGGGTGCCGGTGGTGTCGTCGCCGTACAGTTTTGCCTCCACCTTCTTCATCGTCTCTGCGCTCACAACAGTGCTGTCGATCTCCATCACGGCAGAGGGCTTGTAGCCGGTCACGTTGGTGGGCACAGTGCCGCACTCCCAGCTGAAGGTCATAGCATCCGGGCTGTCGTTCACAGTTTCGTGGCTGCGCTCGCTGGGCTGTGCGGTGGCGTTCCACACAACATGGATCACATAGCCTGCATCCGGGTCCTGATCGTTGCCGGTCTTGGTCTGCCAGCTGAAGCCAAAAGGAATGCGCTTCTGCTGGCCAATGGTCACGCCCTTCACCACCTCAGCCGAGCCGTCGCACTGCTTCCACTCGTCAGGGTAGTAATAGGCCTCTACAGTAAAGCCATAGTCCTCACCGGAGATCAGGCGGGCGTACTTGCCGTTGTCCGCCCACAGGTCGGTAGGCTCAGCACCGCTGGGGCTCTCGGTAACGCCGGTCAGGCCGTTCCATGCCACACCGGTGCCGTACTTGCCGCTCTCACCATTCTTCGGGTAAAGCACGCCGTTGGAAACGCCCATCGTAAACTTGCGGGCACCGTCTGCATCCCATACCAGTCTTGCCATAAGTTTCATCCTCCTTCATAAAGGTGTCAGTACCATACGCTGAATACGTCATGGTATAAGTTGTCGGAAACAAAATCGCGGTCATGGGCAGCTCGTTCCAGCATACTCATGGCCGCAGTCATTTCACTGTCCGGTTTCGTATCGATCACAGTCACGGAATAATGGAAGGTCTGGCGGTATACGCGGTCGTCAGCCTTCGGGCTGCGGATCTTTTCCAGCTTGTAGCAGATACAAGGGTATTTCATCCGCAGGTTTGCAGGCGGCTGGTAGTACACGTTTTCACTGCCGCACCGCTTTTTCACAATGCTGCGCAAAAAAGCATCCAGCCCGGAGCGTCTTTCGCTCAGTTTAGTTGCCATGCCATAACCCTCCCAGCGTCAGAACAAGTCGCGGATACTCCACGCTCACGTCTGTCACCTTCCACTTTCCGCCGTAAAGCGTTGCGTACCGGATATTGCAAAAGTGCTCCTGAACATACGGGTCGGCAAGGACGCTCAGCGTGTTTGCAAGGGAAATATCGTCGTTCACCTTGTCACCGGACTGTAACCTGCGCGTGTTCCGTGTCAGGTCGCCGTAACAGTCACGCTCTGTTACGACCTCCGAGTAAACGCTCGGCTCTGTCTCCTTGGTTTCCACGAAACCCAGCTTTCCAAACCACTTGCTCATAGCGCTTTCACTCCATTTTGATTTTTGGGCGCTCACGCCAGTGCATCTTCATCTAAAATGAACTCGTCCAGCGCAGCGTCTGCCCTTCATGCCGGGTCGCTGGCGGTCCACGCCTGGGTCTTCACAGTCTCGCCTACGGTCACGGTCACAACGCCGGTGGTACCAAAGGCAACGGGCAGCAGGTAGTTTGCGCCCTCCACAACGATCAGGCGGCCCTTCTTAAAGGCGTCCTCGATCTCTTCCTTGGTCACGGTCTCCTTGAAAGCGGCATCGGCGTACAGCTTATGGTCTGCGGTCTTACCGTAGGCCATGTAGTTTGCAACGTGCAGGTCCTTGCCCTGCTCATAGAACTTGTGCAGCATATCGTTTTACCTCCTTATCAGGCAACCTTGTACTCAATGGCCATTGCGCCGAACGGGGTGGTCATGGCACCGGAGCAGCGGGTCTCGATCAGGTACTTCTGCTGGTTGTAGTCGATGTCAAAATCATCGAACATGTTCACAGCGCCGCCCTTGTCTGCGCCAACGGTGTAGTCAGCCAGGTTCACGATGATGCCAACGAACTCGCCGCCCAGCTTGCCCTTCATGCCTTCCATCTGCGGCACAGTCACGATCTCCTTCACGCGCAGCGCCTGTGCCACTTCGGCCTCGTTCTTGTACAGGCGGTGGCCGATCTTGTCCTTGAGCAGCAGCAGGTCGGTCAGGGTATCCTCGGTGGTGTAGAAGGTCGGGTTACCTGCGCCCTTGTAGTTCTTGCGGGCCTTCAGCACTGCGGTCATCATCTTGTCCAGCTTCGCGGCAGTGTCGTCACCGGCAGCGGTCTCCACCTGCACCTTGATGGTAAACAGATCGTCATCGTTGTAGATGGGACGGATGTTGCCCTCGTTGATCTTGTCATCGCTGGAGGAAAGGCGGCCGTCACCGATCAGGTAAGCGCGGGCCAGCTCCTCGTTCAGCTTCGCACGCATCTCCTGCTTCAGCCATGCGATCACGTCAAAGCCGGTAATGTCCGCCACATCATCGCGGTCCATCTTCTGTTTCTTGTAAACGGTGGTGGGGGTAGTAGAGCGCTTCAGCAGGCTGAACACCTGCTCCTTCTTGAAGTTGCCCTTGATGTAACCCTTGGCGCGGGCATCCTCTTCGGTCAGGTCGGCAGCCATGCTCTTCACGCGGCTGAAGGGGATGTGGTGTACGCCGCTCATCACCTTGCTCACCCAGCTCTGATCACGGTCGATGATACGGGGCGGGGTGTCCAGCAGATGGTCCTCAGGGAACAGCCACTCCACGTCCTCAATGCCGTGGGCGATAAATGCGTCCTTCATGCTGCCGCAGCTCTTACCGTCCGCAATGGCGGCATTGATCTCGTCCATGCTGTGGCGCAGCACGCCCTGCTCGGGATCGTTGTCGAAAACGTTGTGCTTCATGTCGTCCTCCTCGTCTTCGTAGTCCTCATCGTCATCATAGTCGTCCTCGTCGTAGTCCTCATCGTCATCGTCGGGGTCATTCTCCTCGTCAAGGCCGTCCTTCGCCATGCCCACCAGTGCACAGCAGCACTTCTGCTGTTCGGGAGTCATGCTGTTGTACACTTCTTCCAGCGTCTTACCGCCTGCTTTCGCCATATCGTCATCCTCCTCGTTCAAAGGGTTGTCGTCGGGGTCCAGCCCGTGCTTCAGGCTGATACCGCCATCGGTATAGATAAAGGCCTCGCCGCCTTCACCATCGTTGTCTGCGCCATGCGCCACGATCTCGTCGATCAGTGCCCCGGGGTTGCACCCAGCCAATACCAGGCTCAGTTCCCGGATCACACCGTGCATCACCGTCTGCCCGGCCTTCTGCAGACCGTTCGCAAAAATGGACATGGCATCAATGTCGCCGCAGCGCACTGCCTCCAGTGCCGTCTGGCCGCTGGGGGTGTCGTTCAGCTTGACGTATGCATATACGCCGTCCTTCCGGTTCTGCAGCAAAGCGTGCCCCAGCACATACTCCGGGCCGGAGTGGTTGTGGTTCCACACCACAGGCACCTTCTTGCCGTTGTCACCCTTAAAGGCGTTCGGCGCAATGGTCAGCCCGTCGTAGCACTTCGTGTTCGCCTTGGTCGCATAACCGGAAAAATCGTAGTCAAAATTCAACGCCATTTTGATTTTCCCTTTATCCTTTCTCCCTTGCCAGCAACCGGTCCACCGTTTCCTTTCCGCCAGCCATGGCGGTGTTCTGTATCTCGTCCGGGCTCTGGTTCAGGTTCTTATTGCTCAGTTCGTCCGCCCGTGGGTCTTTGCTCGGCTTCAGTCCGATCACCTGCCGGAACTCGTTGGAGCTCATAATCTCGTTGCGGGTAAACTTGTCCGCCATCTCAGCCACCGTGCCAATGGGCGCCAGCTTGAACGGATCACGGAAGAACAGGATGCTCTGCCCCTGGCTGCGTGCCGTTCTGGTCAGAAATTTCCGTTTCATTTCGTCCGTGATCGCGCTTACAATGGGCTCCACAATGCGGTTGTAGTAGTTGGTCATCGCTGCCTCGTCCGCAGTACCGTTCATGATCTCAAGGGTAATACCCAATTGACTGTAAAACATGTTCGTCAGGTATTCGATCTGCTTCAGAAGGTTGTTTTCAAGGCTGCGGTTCAACTGTGTCACCCGCTCGGTGCCGTCCGTCCACGCAATTCCGTATTTTGAGTCCCGTAACTGGTCTTCGATCTCCCGTCTGCGCCGGTTTGCCTGTTCGCGCCGCGCCTCACTCTTCACCACATAGGGCAGCTGAATGATAAGATCCAGTTTACCGGCACCTGCCTGCTCGTCCACCACGTCCAAAAGGCTCAGCTTCCGGATCAGGCGCTGCATGGTGCTGTTGGGTTCGTTCATGATCGCGTAAAACGGGTTTTCGATCAGGGCCACCGTTTTCTTCGGCAGCACCAGTTCTTCTTTCTGGCCGGTCTTGTCGTTGTAAAGCCGTACCCGCACATGCTCGGGGTACCACTCCAGCACCTTTCCCACCCGCATGGAGTAAATGCGGTAGCTGCTGCTCATGCTCGGGTCGTAGTCGGTCTCCACCGGCACCACCGCTACAACGCCCTCGTCCAGCATACTCATCACAATGTCCTGCACGAGTCCCCGCCCCGTCTGGTCAAGGTTTGCTTCCAGGTTCAGACAAGCATTAAGGCCCGAATCGATGACCGAATCATACCGGCCATTATCATCGAGCCTTACGTGCTGTATCGTAATTGCGCTGCAGTCCATGGAGATGCGGTTGTATACGCTGGTCACAAAGGTGCGTTCGTTGCCTCTCGTCAGCCGCACCCGGTCAGGACGGTAGCTGTATCCGCCCGCATACCCGCCAAAGTTCCGGGGAGGGTCCCGGTTCAGAAAAGCGTTCCAGGCGTGCTTCAGCCGGGAACCAAGGTCCATTTCCATTTTGATTTTTCCTCCCGCTGTCAGTCGTCCTTCTTCTTTTCTTCCTTGTCAAGGCTGCCCTTGCCCACCGCATTTGCCAGATCAGGGTTATCGAACAGTGTCTTTACGGTCTGTCTGCCCATGTAAAGCATTGCACCGGTGGCCATCGTGCTCAAAGCCTTCTTGCCTGCATCACTCAGCACACTGCCCACAAAGGTCTGCCCGCTGTTGATTTCCTTCTTCAGGTTCTTCACGTCCCGCTGCAATTGCAGCCGCTCCCGCTGCAGCTTCAGTTCCTTGTTGGGGTCGTCCTCCCGCACGTTCGTCTGCCCAGCAAGATCTCGGTACTGCTTTTCCATCTGCATCCGGTTGATCTGGGCGCGCAGTTCGTCATCGGTATAGTCACTGGCATTCTTTTTCGGCGCTTTCGGGGCGTAATTTGGCTTTTCCTCCCCTTCGCCGCCATCTGCGCTGTAGCGCTTTTTACCGGCCGGGGTCAGGCTGCCGTCCGGGTTCTGGAACCGGCGCACGCCCCACTTCATGCCCTTGATGCCCCAGTGGTAAAGTTCTTCGTCCCGTACCATGCCATCCCTCCTCGTTCTCAGCGGCCGCGCTTGATGGTGGGCTGGTAATACGGGCGCTGGCGGATGTTATCCATAATGCGCTTCTGCCCGGCGCGTTTCTGTTTCAGCATTTCCCGCTTCTGGCGGCGGTAGCGCTTTGCGTCCATCTTCACCTTCTGGGCGCGGACGCTCTCCTGTGCACGCTTGCGGCGGTAGGCTACGGCATCCTTATGCACCTTCTCCCGGATGGCTTCCTGCACGCGGGTGTTATGCTTGTCGCCGCGGCTTTTTGCCTGCTCAGCCTTTTCGTTTTTCTTCCACCGCTCGCGGTCCATCGTATGCTGCTGGGCAATGCGGTTGGCCTTGATGCGTTCGCGCTGCTGCTTGCGGTAATGCTTTGCGTCCATCTGCACCTTCTCGGCACGGACGCTCGTGCGGGCGCGCTCCCGGTCCATAGCGCTCTTCTGCTCAGCAACGCTCTCCCGTGCCAGCTTGCGGGCAACATCCATCTTGCGCTTCAGTTCATGCCGGGCATCGTTCTTTTCCTGCCGGCGCTGCTTGCGGTAACGCTCGGCGTCCATTTTGATTTTCTCTGCACGGACACTCGTGCGGGCACGCTCCCGGTCCATAGCGCTCTTCTGCTCCACCGAGTTCCGCGCCTCGGCAGCTTTACGCTTCCGGCTCGTGTTCTTCGGCCATACGATGGCGCTTCTGCTGGTGCCGGTCTCGGCATAAGTGCCCTTGCCGGGCGTACCCTTGTTCTGCTTGTAGGCAGAGTATTCGTCGGCAGTATAGAAGTAACGGTATACGTTCTTGCCGTTCTTGTTGCCGATCAGTTCGCGCGCGTAGTACCGGTGTCCGCGCCGTTCGCTACCCTGACCGTGCGCAAGGTATTCCCAGTAATCCATTCTTTCTACCCCTTTCTGCGTTTTACGCAATTTACTTTTTATTCCTGTGGTGCTATAATTTTCATGTGTACGAATCCCTCGTGAGGAAAGGAAAAATCATGGCAGTTATCACATGCCCAGAATGCGGCGCAAAAATTGAAGTTCCGAATCCCGACTGCGAATCTGTGTTCTGTCCCTACTGCGGTATACAATTTGATATTGCTCCCTTTGTGCGATATACATCTGCAAGTCATCAGCCAAAGCATGCTAAACCCAAGTCGGTGTATAAAAAGCAGAAAGCACACGATGAACCCAATCATGAAAGTAACGTCCACTATAACTTCAACTACTCTAAATCAGAGCATACGGAGCATATTGTTGATGATGCCAAAATCAAAGCTGCCGAAAACGCAAGCCGTGTGATCAATATCTTTGCCTCTCCCTTCGAGGAGCGCCGTGCGAAAAAGAAAGCTGAGGAAGAACGCATTCAGCGTGAAGCCGAAGAGGCCGAACGCCTTCGGAAAGAACAGGAAGCCCGGGATGCAGAGGAGGCCCGCATTTACAAAGAATGGGCGTCCACACAGCGAGAAAAACATGCTCGTCAGGCTGGCCGTGCAATCGCCAAAGGCATCAATTACTATAAAGCTAACAAGAAGAACTGTCTCATCGCCTTTGCACTTGTCATTGCTCTTCTGGCTGGAGGTAACATTTACAGCTCTGCCAGTAAAAAGCATGCGCAGGAGCTTGCCGCTCATCGTGCGGAACTCGCCCGATTGGAAGAAGAACGTATTGCAAACTCCCATCTTGCTATGGGCGAAGTCAAGATGCCGGATATCTCCCGATACGGTGATTATCGCAATGTTGTAAAGCAACTCAAGGACGCCGGTTTCATAAACGTCAACGCTGTTGGTAAGGGAGACTTGCTCCTCGGCATCCTTGATACAGAGAACGATATCATCGAGATCACCGTTGATGGTGCGCCGGAGTTTGAAACCGATATCTGGTACGCCATGGATGTTCCCATCGTGATCACCTATCACAGCTTCTACAGCAGCCAATCTGCATCGTCCACCGTGCAAGTCAGTGCATCTGAACCTGCCGCAGAAAGTGCCGTTCCTGATACCGCTTCCCAAGCGGCGACGCAAGAAGTTGCTACATCTTCTGCAGCCACGTCCGAAAAAGTCGTCACGACAGAAGAAATGGAACTCCTCATGGATCTCATCGCCGACGATATCGCTTATGTACGTAAATCCGGCGGCTACAGCACCTATTGCTACATCAGCCCTTCTCAAGGTAAAGTCTGGACATTCTCCAAAGGAAACGGCTCGCAAGAAGCCTATGTCGGTCATATTACGGATGGCACCCGCTTAACGACCTATACGGTACACTATAGATATGATCCTGGCTGGGACGAGATCATCACCTTCAACGATGAAAGTATGGTTATAACGGATGCTTACGGTTACGAAACCACCTTCACAAAAACGGACGCTGAAACCGTAAAAAATCTTTATGACGCCGAGTATACCGATATCCCCGAGTAATTTTCACTCAAACGCATCCCTGTTCACCTTATAAGCTACATACGCATCCATCATAGCGGCAACCGCATCGATCTTCTGATCATACCTCTGTTTCAGAAGCTTGCGGTTGCCGTTTGTGTCTTCCAGCGTAATGCAGTTACCCATGGCAAATTGCATCAGCTGTTCGTCAAACAGCAGCTTCCGCTGTTCGCTCAGCTTCTTCAGCTCGCCCAGCGGTACGCTCTCGGTCTTTGCGCCCTGGATCACCTTTTCAATGCCGTAATCGCCGTTTTCCCTCGCCCAGCGCTCTACAAAGTCTTTTGCATTGTAGGGGTCGTACCCAAAGCAGCGGACGTCGTACCCCACATTCTCGATAAAGCCGTCCAGATCGTCGTACACTTCCATCATGTCCAGCACAGTGCCTTCCATCACGACCAGTGTCCCCTCCCGCATAAACTCGTCATACTTCTGCCGCATTGCCAACGGCAGTTTGGAAAGGGTGTAGCTGGTAATGTAGTCCCGGGTCTTTACACCAAAATATCCGTGCTCCAGCGGGAACAAAAAGGTAAACGCGCAAAAGTCGTCGCCTTGGCTAAGGTCTGCCCCCAGCGCGCACGGCATCTGCCAGAAGCTCCGGTGCCGGTGCGGCAGCGTTTCTTCGTAGGGGAAGAAGTAGGTGTAACCTTCCATCGGTATGCCAAATCGCTTGGCAAGAATGTCGTTCCGGCTCGCCGGCGCCTTCTCGGCGCGCTCCACGTCCAACTGGTAAGTCTCGTAGCTTACGGTGATGCCCAGGTTCGGGTTTGCCTTCAGCCACATGGAAGGGTCGTTCACCTCGTCTATGCTGTCCAGCTTGTAGTACCAAATAGAAACGTGCGGATTCACGTACTCTCCACGCAGGATGCTCATCAATTCCATTTTAATGGTATCGCCGCATCCGTTGCGCACCGTGCCCTCGCTGCTCGTGGCAAGGATCAGGTAGTCGTTCACCTTGCTGGAGCCCTGCTCGATCGCGCCAATGGGGTCTTCCCGGATATCGCAGCTCAGCCATTCGTCCACCGTGGCCACCTTGTCGCGCCGTCCCTGCAGCTTGTCAATGGTCATGGGGCGTATCTCTACCAGACTGTTGGTCAGAAAGTTTTCAATGCCCTTCTTTGTGCTGGCAAGTTTCGTCCGCCCTGCCTTGGAGCCGGTGGTGTTCTGTAAGCTGCCCTCCGTCATAAAACGATAAAGAGGTCCTCTCGCCCGTGCAATTGCTGTGCGCATGGGGGAAAGGACCTCTTCTGCCTGTTTCATGGTGGGTGCTGTGGTCAGCTGCTGGGTCGTTGCCGGGTCTACCGTCAGGAAAAACTGCTGCACGCAGCTGTCGTACATACTCTTAGCTGCACCACGCGCCACGATCAGGTACTGCTTTCGCACCAGCCTATGCTTGATACGCTTTTGCACATAACGCCCGCCATGCCCGTCCAGGTTCGGCTTGTACACTGTGCGTTCCTCAAAGTAATACCAGCCGAATATCTCTTCTGCCCACAGCTTAAAAGTCTCCAGCAGCTTCAGGTCACTGCCGTCGGTCAGTGTCAGTTCTTTCTCGCAGAACTGCACAAAGCCGTCCATCGCTTTGTCGTCATAGTAGATGCCCGGGTTTCGGATCAGGTCGTCGATTCGGTTCATCTCCATGCTGATCTCTTTGCATACAGGGATCTCGCCCCGCATCACGGCCTCCCGGAACCGGCCGTAGTATTTCGGCGTCGCCGTGTTCGAGAGTGCCATTTTGATTTTTCTCCTCGTTACAGCCGCTTCAGCAGCGCAGCGATGGGCTCTACATAAAACCGCTCGTAGCCCGTTGCATTTGGGTGCGTGCCGTCGCTGGTATACTTGTCGCTCAGCCCGCTGATGCCATGGCCGCCCATGGGCGGGGTGCTCTCCGCAATGTCCACATAGGGCACGCCCCACTTTTTCAATGCTGCAAGAATGGCGGGCTTGTAGGTCTTGTACCAACTTTCGCTGCCGGAAAACAGTCCGCCGTGCGGGAACACATAGGCCACACGCTTATCACTGTGGTTCTTTGCCAGAAATTCCAGCATTTTTTCCAGTGCGCCGGTCATGGTCGTTTCATCGTAGGTGGCGGCAAAGCCCTCGGTCAGGGTGCCCACAGGGGCGTTGTTCCACGCGTCATTCACGCCGCCCTCCAGCAGAATGTAATCTGCCTTCGCCAGCGCCGTTGAGCTTGTCACCACCGTGCTGATGCAGCCGCGGATACCGCCCTTCACGGCATCCTCAATGTTCGGAGCTAGCGTTGCACCGTCCACAGCCTCGTTTACAAGGGTCATTCCGTACTTTTGTGCTACTGCCTTTCCAAACCCGCCTGCGCTCCCGGTACCGTAAGCAATGCTGTCGCCTGCAACGTACAAAGTCTTTCCGGTCAGCGTGCCGACCGGCATACCGTTAATGTCGTAAACCATATCATGTCTCCTCGATAAACTTCTGTACCTTGGAATCGCTCAGCAAGCCTTTGTACACCTTGCACTGATAGATCGTGCAGTCCAGAAAACGGGTATGGGTTCCTGTTGCAGTATAGGCTGCACCAAAGATAAGCGTTTCAGGCACATCTGCGACCGGATCACCAGTAGTTTTCCATTCGCTCAGCGCACAATGGGTGCTGCCCACGCGGTATTGCTTGCCGTTCATCTGGATAGCATAGCGCGTTTTCGTTTTGGCGTGAGCCAGTGTATCGCACAGGGGTACATCGCTATTAGAAAATCTGTAATAAGCAAATTCAATTGTGCCAGCGCTCGGATTCACACTACCATTAAAGCCCGGCATACTATTAAAGTTGCCGGTCTCAGTCTGACAGTTCACAAGTGTAGGCCAGTTGCTTACGTCTTCAGTATCGGCTACCTTCGCCTCAAACAGGATCGTGTATATGGGCGTTTCCGTGGAGGCGTGTTCCAGCAGTTTCAGTCCAGTGTCAACGCATTTGCTTTCCGCAGCAGAAGCGGACGCTTCAGCTGGCAGGGTGTAGATCAGCTGTGATGTATCGGCTGCTTCCACCGTTACCTTGCAACTCGCACTCTTGCCGCCCGCTATGGCTGTAACCGTGCAATTGCCCACATTTTCGGCGGTCACCTTGCCGTTCACTACGGTAGCAAAACCTGCGGGAGAAACAGTCCACACAACACTGCTGGTGGCATTTGTGGGCAGCACTGTTGCCGTCAGGGTCTGGCTCTCACCCTCGCTCAGGGTCAGGGTGCTGCTGCTCAGACTCACGCTCTGCACGGGAACATCCTGTGCGCTGCCGCCCCACTCAGTTCGCAATGCTTCCAAGCTCGTTTTCATGGCAACGTTGTTGTACGCTGCTGATTCAAAGAGCGCCAAGATCAGATGCTTGGCATTTTCTGTAAAGCCTTCGCCAGCAGGACCTGCCGGTCCTGTTTCACCCTTGTCGCCAACATCGCCCTTGGGACCCGCATCACCTTTTGCGCCAGTGTCACCCTTGGGCAGCACAAGGTTCAGCTTGCCGTTCTCAATCGTTGCACTGGCAGTGGTACCGCTGGTCACCGTACCGATGGTCAGATCTGTAGTACCACCGCCGGTGCTGCTTCCACTGCTGCCGGGGTCTCCTTTGTCGCCTTTTTCACCCTTTGGCAATGTCAGGTTCAGCACAGGGGCTTCTGCTGTGCCGGTAATGGTTGCTGCCGCGTCCGTACCGGTCGTCACAGTACCGATAGTCAGGTTCGGCGTTGAACCCGGGTCACCCTTTGGGCCCGCCTGTCCCTGCACACCATCTGCGCCTTTCGGACCGATGTCGCCTTTTGCGCCCTTGGGCAGCACAAGGTTCAGCACAGGGGCGTCTGCTGTGCCGGTGATAATGGCATTAGGCGTTTCACCACTGGTCACGCTTCCGATGGTGAGATTAGGAGCAGCGCCAGTATCACCCTTGTCGCCTTTTTCACCCTTGGGCAGCACCAGATTCAGCATCGGTGTTTCGGCTGTACCGGCAATAATAGCGTTCGGGGTCTCGCCGCTGGTCACGCTACCGATGATAAGGTTTGGGGTAGCGCCTGTGTCACCCTTCTCGCCTTTTGCGCCTGCATCGCCCTTGGGACCCGTATCGCCCTTCTCGCCTTTTGCGCCATTCGTTCCTGCTTCGCCCTTCTCGCCTTTCGGCAGTGTCAGGTTCAGCTTGCCGTCAGAAATCGTAGCGGCTGCCGTGCTCCCGGATGTTACAGTGCCAATGGTCAGGTTCAGTTTGCCGTCGTTAGCGTTCGCGTGCTCCACCAGATCGGCAATTCCCTGATCAATTTCATTCATCATCTGCGACGTCAGCACTTGTTTGCTTTTAAAGTTGTGTTTGTTGTACTGCATATATCCTCCTCATCCCAGCACAGTTTCATCCAGGATTGCTTCATCCAGCACAGCGTATGCGTCCGTTACCTTGGTATCGTCCTCAGCAGTTTCCTCGTGGTTGCTCACAAGGCACTGCACCGTGGCGATCGTTGAGTTGAATTCCTTGATCACATCGTCGCCGTTCATCTGCTGCAGGCATACACTAAACGTCACACTTCCGTTTGCTTCCGCTGCTTTGTCGCCAATCAGCCAGGAAAATGCAAGGGTCTTCCCGTCCTCGCATACCATATCAGTCGGTAGATAGAAATAGTGCTTTCCCGCAGCATTCGTGTAGTTCACTCTGGGCGTAAAGCCGCCCATGTCTGTCCCGCGGTAATACCTGCTCATTTTGAACCAGATCCGGTTTACGTCCTTGTCACCCTTTGCGCCGATCACGATCGCCTTGCTCGGTATCGTCACCACGCGCAGGTCTTCGTCAATGACAAGGATCACTTTTTCTGCTTCTTCCGGCGTATCCATCGTCGCCAGAACTTCGTCCACATTTGCCATCTTTCGTCCTCTCCGTTCCGGCGTTTTCTGTTTACAGGGTCTGCTCTACCAGCACTGCATTGGTGGTCACCCGCATATCGCCTTTTGCACCGATCAGCCGCACCTTAAAGCTTTTGCCGCCGGTCACTTCGTCCGGCACATTGCACTCCAGTGCTTCGTCCACTGCAACCGCATATGCCTCATTGAACAGCGCAACCTTTTTGGCTCCGTGCCAGTCGCTGCCGTCTACGCCAAAGCAGCATTTCAGGTAACCCTTACTCCCGGCCGTAATGCCGGAAAAATCGCCCTGCTTTGCAAGGTGCTGCCCATCTACGCTAAACAGTAATCTCCGCATCACGCTTCCTCCTTATCGCACAGGGTATACAGCCGCCATTCCAGCTCGCTGATCTGGCTTTTGATCGCGTCCATCACGCTGCTGGACTGCGGCGGGTCAAACAGCAATCGCACCTTCAGCGCCGTATAACTTTTCACCGCCTCAATGTCTGTCCGCTCCCCACAGAACTCGCTCCACGTTGCGGTCGCATCGCTGATAGCAAAGGTCTTTTCCGGCCCCACACCCATCTGGTTCAGGATCATCAGCACACTGTTGATGTGCATGATAAGGTCGGTATCAAAGGCCGCATACCCCTCGGTCAATCCAAGGAGCTTCTTCACCGAGGTCAGGATACTGTCCATTTCTCATCACCTCAGTCCGGGATGCATTTGTTGTCCCACTTTTTGTAGGCATCCAGATAGGTCTCGTTCTTGTCACCATTGTGGGTGAGCTCGTAATACATCCCGTCAGATACGGTGGTGCTCACAAGCGCCTTCCAGTTCTGCAGGGTTTTGCTGAACCATACGATGAACACATCCTCCATCGTCAACTTCTTGCCGTCAGTCACGTCCACATGGGCGTTAAAGTAGTCCACCACCAGCTGCTTTGCGCGGTTCATCATAGCTTCGTTGTTCATTTTGTTTTCCTCCTTTTGTTATTCCTCGTGGTCCATTACACCCTCGGCTGCAATGGCTGCATTTGCCCAGAACAGCGTCTCGTCCAACTTCGTCAGTGCTAGACTGCGCTCCCGGCTCGGTACAATGCACCGCACCATGTGTTCTGCCTCCTGCATCTTCAGCCGCAGGTTCGTGCTGTATGCCGCTTCCGCAACATTAAACTTTCGTACAGGATACATCTTATTTCCTCCAAGGGCAGGTGTCGCCCGGCCGTCTTTCCGCAAATGCAGGCTTTAAGATCGTGTCATCTCCGTAATGGATGGCCTTGTGGATGCGGTCACTCACGCATACCACGTTTTCCGGGTCCAGCAGTGCGTCCGTGTGCTGGAGCACGTCCTCTTTCGTCAGCGGGTTCAGATGGTGGATAATAATGCGCGGCCGGATGGGCTTTCCGTTTCGTATCACCCAGTCTGTGATCTCATGCTCCGGGTGCGCCAGATCGCAGCCCATGTCCCGCACTATGATCTTGTCCCGAAACTGCCGCCATTCTCTGGACTGGTAAAAATCCTGGTTCAGGTACCGGTCGAAGCCAAAGGTGTCCATTCCCACTGTTCCATGCAGCTTTACATAATGGAAGCGGTCTTCAAAGCTTGCCAGTCGTATCAGCTCGCTATATGTTTTCATCCTTCAGCAATTATCAGTCCAATAAGCGCGATCACCGTAGCTACACAAAGAATCAGATATAATGTATAATGCAGCCGCTCATCCGAGCCATCTGACACAAATACCGCTGCCATTCCGATAATATTCAGCACGAGCCCGGCTGTGATCAGATCAGTCCCGATAATAGTTATGTCGATCATATCATCCCCTCCTCGTCCTCTCCATCATCAATGCCTTGGTATACCCGCATCATCTTGATGGCTTCACCGTACAACTCCTCGGTGTTCTTCTGCGCCTGCAGCATCTCGGTCTTTGCGCGCAGCAGCTTGTTTTCCTCTTCCAACTTTTCTTTCTCCAGCCGTGCCTTGCTGCCGGACAGCCGCAGATAATATGTTGTTTCGGCGCTGGATGCAGTTCCTTCGCGAAGCCGTTTTTCGACAAGGTCTACGGCCAGCGATATCATTTGGTTTTCTCTCGCTTCCGGAGACAATGCCGGACGTAACCCGACATCATCACCAGACGAGATTTTTCGGGTTTTCATACAGTTGTCATTCCTTTCGCGTGAGTTTTGGGCTCTTTAAGCCGTGTTTTTCAAACTTCGGCATCACTTTTCGCCGCATTTTGACCACTTTTGTGTTCTGTTAGTTTTTGTAAGGGTTCATGAGAGCTGTTTTGGGGGATCATGTCTGTGCAAAAAGCCCGTCATTGAAAGGAGAGATCAATTATGGATCGGAGATTCCAGGAGGTGAATCATGAAAGTCAGAGAACAAGGTTCAAACACTATCTCATGAGCCCTTACAAAAACTCCCGATCCATCGTATCTCTACAACAGATCGGGAACACGCATGGGGGTAAAACTAAAACAGGCCCTGGTCTACACCCCAAAGCCCAAATATCAATTTTACCCCCGGGGAAATATCAAAGACCGGCGCGATTTAGGGAGGGGGTGGATTTTTTGGACCCCCTCCCCCTGTCTAAATGTCAGTTTAAGCAGCGTTTGTGCCAGTTTCGGGGTCGGGAATGGTCTTTTTGACCTTCCGGTACAGGTTTAACGGATCAGCCATGACGATCTGATCGATTGCCTGCTCAATTTCGTAAGCATTTTCGTTATCAGACAACTGATCGGACGTGTATGCGAGCCGCGCAAGGAGGCCGCAGGAATTGTAGCCATGGTCACAGTCAAAACGATACCACTGATCGAACTGGTCATGCGGATCGTAAGGATTGTCAACCGTAGTAAGAAAACAACGAACCATATTTCTCGCTTCCTTTTGTTCTTATTTATTCAATGTATCGTAAATTGTGCTCTTCGGAACGCCACAGGCCTTTGCGATTTCTTCATAGCTGTATCCGCCAGCCAGCATCGCTTTAGCCTTTGCTTTTTTCGCAGAAGAAAGCGTTGCTGTTGCTTTCGGCATTGCGCGCTTAACGATTTCAGTCGAATCAGAACTGTTCAAGAACTTGGTAAGCATTGAATCAGAAATTGCATGATTCTGAATTGCTTCCCATTCGCGATCCGTAAAGACAATTTTTGTCCTACTACTGTTGGCTCCCACCTGATCGCGGGCACGCTGCATCTCGACAGACGAGATCTTCTTGATCTCTTTCTTGTCATCCTTATCCTTATAATCAAGGCCGCGATCCTCGATAATAGCCTTGATCCTGGAGTTCGCAATGATCATTGCACGACGCTCTTTTGGCTTGTTTGCGAGGACCGCCTCGTATTTAGCCTTCAGAGATTCCACTTCCGGTGCATACTTCTTAGCGGCAACCGGGTCACGCTGGATGCCCTTCATGTTGGCGTAGTCCTTGCGCGCCTGGTTGGCCATATCCTTCAGATAGTTAGAGAAGTCCGCATACAGTTCTTCCTGCTTGGTGCCAGAAGAAAGTTCATGTACGTCCTTGATCAACGAGATGCGGCTCACTTCATCTTCGGCAATGCGCTTTTTGCCCTTCTTATCCGTAAAGGTACGGCCACTCTCCTTGTAGATGTACTCACCGGTATCCTTATCGATACACACACTGCCACGGCGCTCGGGAATACGAACGGTCTGTTTGCGACGGGAGAGCAGGGTGGATGCGCCACCGTACTTCTCGTTACCATCCTCGTCCACCCGGATCTGATACTTCTGCTTCAGCTCCTGGATGCCGTTCTCCTTCTCCGACCTCTTGTAGTCCAGCTTATGCTTCTCCGCATCGATAACGACCATCGAGTGCCGTACTGCACGCTCCAGATCTTCAGTCGTTGCACCACGCAGGGTCATGTCAGTAATCAGGTTCGAGATGATACCCATCTCTTTCTGTTTTTCATCCTTCTTCATCAGTCGGACATTGTTGGGGTTGCCTTCAGGAACCGCGTAAGAGGTCTTCGGATCGAAGTTCTTCAGGCCGGGCAGCGGATCGGTAGAGTTGATGCGAACCTTATCAGACATTGGGATTGCCATGACAGTATCGCCGTCAAAGTCTGCACCAGACAGACGCTCAGCCACCTTAGAACTGATGCCGATTGCGTCCTTGACGTTGCCGAGATTGCTCTTGCCGCTGGCATTCTTGTTGTTCACCGTGACAATGGGAATCTCAAACGTGCCTGCATGGGGGTAACGAATCAGCGCAAGCTGCGTGCCGTTCTCATACGTCGGGCAATACGCTTCGGTTTCCTTGATCTTGTCCAAAGGAAGAATAACTTTTGTAGACTGACCCGGAAACGCAGAAGCTTTAAGCGTCATAGCCGTTCCATCACACTTTTCAGCAAAGTCCAACAGCATCTTTTTCTTGACAGTCGGATTGGTGTAGTGCATGATCTCATCGTACTCGGCTTTGTAATCAGCTCTCGTCAGCTCCAGCTGCTTCTTGATCAAAGGCCACGGCTGCTTAGAAAGGAACTGGGATGAAACGCTCTTGGACATATCGTCCCAGTCGCCTTCCCACTTCAACTTATTGATGGGAGAAAGGTGCTCTTTGCCATCTTTTCCGATGTAGGTGCTCTGGCCTTCCGCAGTAATGGCAGCACCAAACGGATTGCCCGGGTCATTCTTGATCTCTTTGAACACCTTCATCTTAGGTGTGCCAGAAGGCTTGTTCGTGTTGAACACAATATCAGCACCATCCGGCATATTGTCCGAATACATAGCCATACCCTTCAGATAGTGGCTGTTGTCCACCATGATACGAACCTGCGCATAATGGGAGTTTCCCAAATCCAGATCAGCAACGCCGCGGCGGATCTCCATAACACCGTCTTTCGCAAGGCCACCCTGATCGCCGTAGCACACTGCTACACGGTCGGAGCTCAAACTTGAAGGGGGCTGCAACTGGCGAAACGAACTGCCGCCATCGTCAGAATGATAGTCCCCCAATGACTGAATATCACCCTGATGCTCATAAGCATAGCGCTGGTCGTATTCAGGTTTTGCCAAGACTGTGATGTTGGTCTGCTGCCGGAAATTGGTAGGCTGCTTGATGCCAACACCATAGCGCTTATAGCCGTGTTCTGCTTCCAGAATATAAACAGCCTCGTCCAGCTTACCTTCTGACACACCGAGAGTAAGATTTGTACCCTCGGAAATATCAATCATGCCCTTCTTGTCTACTTCCTTCTTCAGGGTTTCGGCAATCTTTTCGGCCTGATCTTTCTTTGTGCCAACACCGTTTTGGTACATAGACCGAACCGTAGACTCAGGCATGCCGAGTTTCTGTCCAATCTCAGTCCAACCCATATCAGGGTTATCCTTCTTCAGCTTCTGAATCTCTTCCCACTGAGAAGCTTTGCGGTCGTGACCTGCTTTGGTCTTTGCAACGCGAAACTCCGTTGCGCCGAGCTTATACTCGGGCGGAAGTGTGTCGTTGATGGCTTCCAGAATCTCGCCCTCGGACATACCCTTAGCCTTAAACTTATCGACACGGGACAGGAAGTCACCGGAATGCTGGTACGGGCTATCACCGCTTCCCCACGGATAGCGACCAGAATGGCGCTTGGTGCCATAATGCTCCAAAATATCATTCTCGCCGCCGTATTCAACGCCAAAGTAGTTTTTCAGGTCTTTCTCGATCGGATTCATATCAGCACACTCCCATTTTCATCTTTGCAATAATCGGATCAAACTCGCGGATCTTATCCATGATAGGTTCGATGTCTTCTGCTGCCGGATTGGCAATAAGAATATCATCGGACTGGTAGATGCGGTTCTCGATCTGGATACTGCTCGGTTTAATTCGGTACTCAAGGCAGAACAGTGCATCGTAGATGAGCAGCTGCTCCATGTGTGCCGGAACGATTCCGGTCTTGAGGTCGTGGATGCGCAAAATATCATCTCGGAAGCAAATAGAATCCGCTGTTCCGAAACAATTTTCAGAATAGCAGAGCACCTGCTCCGGTGTCATACGAAAGCCGATGGCATCGTTGACGTAGCTGTTGAGCGTCTTTTTAGAACGCGGCAGCTTTTGGCCAAGTGCAATGCACCTTGCTGCAAATTCGTGCAGTTCAGTTCCCTTTTGCGCAGCCATAAAATTGGTATACGCTGTAGTAAGCTTGTCTGCATCGTAGTTGATCCAGTGATACTTACTAGCGCCGAGGAAGGCGTGCTGCCCTATTAACCTCGAATGCTCGTTGAAGGTCATTCAGAATCTCCTCCTTGTTTTCCGGGCAAATGAACGCTGCAAAGCTCATCCCGTTCATCAGGTTCACATAGTAATCCTGATTCGGACGATGCGGCGCATCAATCGAGCGTTTGCCTTCCAATGCTGCCCATGTGCTCTCGTACAAAACTAAGAGATCCGGGATGCCTTGAATCTCATTCGGATCGAGATGCACAACCATGCAGCCTGGAAACCGCTCTTTGATTTCATTCACCAGATTGGTCTTAAATCGGTTCTCCAGCATAAAATCTCCTCCAAAAAATAAAGAGGAATGGTACGTTTGGGACGCACTCTCTCCTCTTCATAAAAGAGGATGTTTTTTTCGCGTCTGTTTTGGACAAAAAGAAAGAGCCACAGATTTTTCTGCAGCTCTCACCATGGATTATTCCAACACTTTCATGTCGTCAAGAATATCGCTCAGCCGTTCGCCTTCTTTCTTTCTCTTGTCGATTTCCAGCCACTCGTCATTTGTCAGTTCCCGACGTAACTTCCAATAATGGCCCAGACTGCGGTCATAGCAGTACAAATCTTTCAAATCCTGCTCTTTTGCCAAAGCCGCGTGTTTTGACAGCATTTTAGCACCTGCTGCAATTCCGCCAACGACTATCGGACCATAAGTAATGATTTGATCTTTGTGTGCATAGCACCAAGTCTGGACCTTCATTTTCTTGTCCTGGAACCACTCCCGAACTTGCGCTTTCTTACGAGCCCTTTCAAGCTCCTTCATAGTGCAAACTTCGCCCATAATAGTTCTCTCCTTTAAAATAGTATTTGGATTGCTCCATAAAGTATCCAGTATTTTTCGCGGACAAAAAGAAAGAGCCACAGATTTCTCTGTAGCTCTCTTTCGCAAAATATCATTCGGGTCGGTGCTCGTAGAAGAACAGGTACCAGTCAGGAACACCTGCTTCCAGCATCCGGCCGTCTTTGTAATGGAACTCGCCGTAGTCTTCGCTCAGTTCAAGGTTCGTGTAGCTTTCAGGATGTACCGGATGATTTATCTCATCATCAGTTAGGGTTATGTCACAAGGACGACAAGTCCAGTATCCCTGCACTACTTCTGTCATGTTTCGCCCGCAGCATTTGCAGACGGGAACTTTTGTATGCAGTTCTACAAACTCATTTGCATAGCATTTTACTTCGTTCCCTGCAGCATCCGTTTCGGTCCATTCCTCAAAGCCATCCTCGTTGATAAAGCGGTTCATGTAAGCCATCTTTATTACCTCATAAGCATCTAATCGGTGTGTACAGCGGTTATAATAAATATACATCATCGGGTTGGGTTCTTACAAGTCGATACCTTGAACTTTTCGTGAATTTCGGCCTCTGCCCAAAAGCCCACTTTTTTCGCCTATCTATTATAATATTTTTTATTTTTTTATAGTGTAATTAAGAAAAAAAGTGGGCTTTTGGGCAGAACGGCATTTTTGT